GGTAAAATCTTTGTTACTACTAACCTTGCAGCAGCTGTTGCAACTGTAACTGTTATGATCATCACATGGGTACGTTACAAAAAACCGGATGTTTCCATGTCTCTGAACGGTTCTCTTGCAGGACTTGTAGCAATTACAGCAGGATGCGACACAGTTTCTCCTACATCCGCAGCAATCATCGGTATTGCTTCCGGTTTTATCGTAGTATTTGGTATTGAATTTATTGACAAAGTCCTGAAAATCGATGACCCTGTTGGTGCTGTCGGTGTTCATGGTTTAAACGGTGCTTTCGGTACTCTTGCAGTTGGTCTTTTCTCCGATGGATCAGGCACAGACTGGAAAGGACTTCTTACAGGCGGCGGCTTCCACGGATTTGGTGTTCAGTTCACAGGTATGATCATCACAATCGCATGGGTTGTTGTTACTATGACAATTATCTTCCAGGTAATCAAACATACAATCGGACTTCGTGTTTCAGCTGAAGAAGAGATTGCAGGTCTTGACTCCAAAGAACATGGTCTTGCAAGTGCTTATGACGGTTTCGCAATGGCTGGCGTTCCGACTCCTATGGGAACTTCCATAAAAGCTCCTGTTGTCACAGCCAGACCTTCTGCTCCTGCTGAATCAGTTCCCGAACTTCCGAAAGAAGGCGTTCATAAACTTACAAAAGTTGTTATCATCACCCGTCAGAATAAGCTTGATGAATTTATGCAGGCAATGAACGAGATCGGTGTTACAGGTATCACTATTACGAACGTTCTCGGATGCGGTGTACAGAAAGGTGCTCCATCCTACTATCGTGGTGTTGAGATGGAAATGAATCTTCTTCCTAAGATCAAGATTGAGATTGTTGTCAGTCTCGTACCTGTACAGAAAGTTATTGAAACTGCCAAGGCAGTCCTTCATACAGGCCAGATCGGTGATGGTAAAGTATTTGTATATGATATTGAAAATGTAGTGAAGATCCGTACCGGAGAAGAAGGTTATCTTGCTCTCCAGGATACTAAATAAGCTTTCCACTCATAATAAATATCCTAAAAGGAAGAAAGCCCCGGGGTTATTCCCGGGGCTTTCTTCCTTTAATTTCTGTTTCTGTCATTCTGTTCTTCATGTGGAGACAATCTGGGTAAATTCCAGTGATAATGCGCAGCCAGATATCGGATCAGCACTACCACGATTGACGATACCACCATCGCTTCTACATTTCCCACAAACCGGTTCATGTATACGCAAACGATCGCACCAATGATTGATGCACAGGCATAGATATGCTTTACAAAAATATACGGCGGCACACTTGCCATCATATCTCTCAAAAGACCGCCTCCCACTCCTGTGATCGTTCCGAGAAACACAAGCAGAAATGCATTATCCATATGTCCCTGACGGATTCCCGCATTTACTCCTACTACTGTAAAAATCCCCAGTCCCACAGAGTCCAGCACCAGCATAAATTTGTCATAGGTTTCTCTTCTGTGTCCCTCCAAAAGCTCTCTTTTGAAATAAAAAATAAAGAACACAATACAGGAAGCAAGCACAGATACCAGTGCATACACCGGATTTCTGAATACAGCCGGAGGTATCACTCCCAGAACAATATCCCTGATCATTCCTCCTCCCACTGCTGTTGCCACTCCCAGAACACTGACGCCAAAAATATCCATATTGCGCTCTACTCCCACCATTGCTCCGGAAGCTGCAAACGCCACTGTTCCTGCCATTTCCATAATAAATGTTGCAATCGACTGATAATCCATATATAAATCCCAACTCCTGTTTTCTTTCTGTCTTTTCCTAACAGTATATATAAGATTTCCCTCTATGGCAATAACCGTCTTACAGATGCTCCCTTAAATAAAGTACCATCCACAGTAAAACGGTCGATCAGCGTAGTCTTTGGATTCTCAATCAGATCGATCAGCTTCTCTGCCGCTATTCTGCCGATCGCAACGGTATCCTGACAAAGCGTAGTCAGTTTTGGTTCCAGTATCTTTGCAATTGTAATACCGTCATATCCCGCAATAGAGATATCCTCCGGAATCCGAAGCCCTCTTTCCCGGATTTCATTGATCCCGCCTATCGCAGCATAATCATCCGGATAAAGAATACAGGTTGGAGGATTGGGAAGATCCAACAGTTCCCCCGTAACCTTTGCAGCGCTATCTGCATCTCTGTACGGACATTCTTTAACGTAAGCATCCGGTATCTCCACTCCCAGCCGCTGTAAAGTCCGATAAAAACCGGAAAGACGCATTCTGGTAACAGACGTATTATCTCCATGAATATATGCAATGCGTCTGTGCCCCTGGTTATAAATATAGGTAACCAGTTCTTCCATTCCCTGACTGTTATTGGAAACAACTGCAATATTTCCGTCAAATACATGGTCGATCGTAACTACCGGAATCTCTGAACGAATCAGTTCCTGCACTTCATCCGCATAAAAATCCACACAGGCAATGACTACACCATCCACCCCTCTGTAGCGGCAATGTTCATAATAACTCAGTTTCTGTCCGGAAATCCTTCCGCTTGTGAAGGTAATATCGTACCCTCTTTCCTCTGCAGTCCTCTTAAAGCTCTCCAGCACATGATTAAAATAATCATGGGTAAGCCCGCTGGCAGCTTCATCAACAAACATTACTCCGATATTATAGCTTCTTTTAGTCTTCAGCGTTCTTGCTGAAGAATTAGGCAAGTATCCCATTTCTGAAGCTGTTTTCAGAATCATTTTCCGTGTTTCCTCACTGATATCGGAATAACCATTCAATGCTTTGCTGACACTGGCCACAGAGACATTACACTTTTTCGCAATTTCTTTCATCGAAACCATAGGTATGCCTCAATCTTTCCTAAAATTTTCGTAAACGTTTTCGTGTTTTTATTATATAACTATTCGTATATTTTTTCAAGTTTTTGATTTTATTTTTTGTGCATCTTTGCCACTTTTCGTATGATTGCACAATTTTCAATCCTTATTTTTCCCTTTTATCACAAATTCATTTCATCATTTTACCAAAATTTCGCTCTTGTTTTTTGACATTTATTTTTCTGCAAAGCAGTTGATTTTGCCACTGTCTTCCGCTATACTAAAGGAAAATAGCAGTAATGCCACGATAACCGCATATTTTATTCTAAACTTATTCGTTTTCGTGTCTTTATTTTCTGTACATTCAGAATAATCACTACAAATTATTTATAAAACAGGAGGACTTCATATGAAATTCGGTTATTTCGATGACAATGCCAAAGAATACGTCATCACTACGCCAGACACTCCACTCCCATGGATCAACTATCTGGGTTCTCGGGATTTCTTCTCACTGATTTCCAATACCTGTGGCGGATACAGTTTCTACAAAGACGCCAAACTTCTTCGTATCACCCGTTACCGCTACAATAATATCCCGGTAGATTCAAACGGAAAATATTACTATATCCATGACGGCGAAGAAATCTGGAATCCAGGTTCCATGCCATCCAAAACACCTCTGGATTCTTATGAATGCCATCATGGAATCGGCTACAGCCGTTTTCTTTCTTCCAAAAATGGATTAAAAGCTGATCTTCTTGCTTTTGTTCCTGTTAACTCAACCTGCGAGATCAACAAACTGACTCTCACAAATACAACTGATGCTCCGAAAACATTTTCCCTTTTTTCCTATGCAGAGTTCTGTCTCTGGAACGCAGTTGATGACAGCACAAACTTCCAGAGAAATTTAAGCATCGGAGAAGTCGAAATCGAAGGCAGCACTATTTACCACAAAACCGAATATCGCGAACGTCGCAGACATTACAGTTTCTTCAGCGTAAACAGCCCTGTTGATGGTTTTGATACAAGCAGAGATGTTTTCCTTGGTATGAATAACGGAAATGCTTTCCCTGCTGCCGTAAAAGAAAATAAAGCAGGAAATTCTGTAGCAAGCGGCTGGTATCCAATCGCAAGTCACCAGATTAATATAACACTTTCAGCCGGAGAATCCAAGGACTTTATTTTCATTCTTGGTTACAGCGAGAACCCACAGGATCAGAAGTTTGTTGCTCCGAACGTAATCCGCAAAGACGGCGCACATAAAATCCTCGAACAGTTCCAGACAACCGAACAGGTTGATGCGGCATTCGCAGAACTGAATGCTTACTGGGATAAACTGCTCTCCCGCTATCATGTAGAAAGTAATGACGAACATGTAAACCGTATGGCCAACATCTGGAACCAGTATCAGTGCATGGTCACTTTCAACATGTCACGTTCTGCTTCTTACTACGAATCCGGCACAGGCCGCGGAATGGGATTCCGCGATTCCTGCCAGGATCTTCTCGGTTTCGTACACCTGATCCCGGAACGCGCAAGAGAACGTATTCTGGACATCGCAGCTACTCAGTTTGAAGATGGCAGTGCTTATCATCAGTATCAGCCGCTTACCAAAAAGGGCAATTTGGACATCGGAAGCGGATTTAATGACGACCCGTTATGGCTGATCGCAGCAGTTTCTGCTTACCTGAAAGAAACAGGTGACTTCTCTATCTTAAACGAAATGGTTGACTTTGATAACCAGAAAGAAAAAGCGGCACCTCTGTATGAGCATCTGCGCCGTTCTTTTGAATATACAGCCACTCATCTCGGACCACACAAGCTGCCATTGATCGGACGTGCAGATTGGAACGACTGCCTGAACCTTAACTGCTTCTCCACAGAACCGGGAGAATCCTTCCAGACTACAGGACCTTCCGAAGGACCTATTGCAGAGTCTGTATTTATCGCAGGTATGTTTGTAAAATACGGCAGAGAATTCGCAGAGATCAGCCGTCATATGGGGGACACCACAGCCGCAGACAGAGCCGAAAAAGAAGTCGATACCATGTATCAGGCAGTTCTGGATGCCGGCTGGGATGGAGAATGGTTTGTACGTGCATATGATGCAGAATCAAAAAAAGTTGGTTCCAAAGAATGCAAGGAAGGTCAGATCTTTATCGAACCGCAGGGCTTCTGCGTTATGGCAGGAATCGGTGTGAAAGAAGGTCTTGCCCAAAAGGCTCTGGATTCTGTCAAAGAGCGTCTGGATACCAAATACGGTATTATGATCCTTCAGCCGGCCTATACCCAGTATTATCTGAACCTTGGAGAAATTTCCTCCTATCCGCCGGGATATAAAGAGAACGCAGGTATCTTCTGTCACAATAATCCATGGGTTTCTATCGCAGAAACCGTCATCGGACGCGGCAACAGAGCTTTTGAAATTTACAAGAAGACCTGCCCGTCCTACATCGAAAATATCAGTGAAATCCACTGTACGGAACCATATGTATATTCTCAGATGGTTGCAGGCGCTGACGCAGTTTTCCATGGTCAGGCAAAGAACAGCTGGCTGACTGGTACTGCTGCATGGACTTTCTGGAACCTGTCTCAGGCTATCCTGGGTGTACAGCCATCCTACAACGGACTGTGTATCAATCCATGTATCCCGGAAGGGTTTGGTGATTTCAGACTTACCAGAACATTCCGCGATGCTGTTTACCACATCGAAGTCAAGAACCCGGATAACGTTCAGAAGGGTGTTAAGAAAGTGGTTGTAGACGGCAAAGAATATGAAGGCTGCCTGATTCCATTTGAAGAAGGCAAGAAGGAATATCATGTAACTGTTTGCATGGGATAATAGTTCAATTATTTTTATGTGCCCTTATCCTGAACATTTCTTATCTTCGCATATTTACTTTATGATATAGTGAATTAAAGATATAACCGAGTCTACATATACTGCCCGAGACTTGGAATGATTAAGAAAAGATTTGGAAAAATTACAATAAAAAGGGAGCTACTCAATTAAGAATAGCTCCCTCATTTTTATCACTTTTTACTACTCTGTTTGGACACGATAAATGCTTATTTTAAGCCATTTATTAGAATTTACCAGCTTTAGCAGCTTCCTCGATGGAAACAAAGAATGCCGTATTTAAAGGGAATATTGACGGTATGGTACAAATAAATGACAAACATACTGCTATTATTCCCTTTCGTTTACTATTTATCGACCAAATATTTTTGCAAGTCGTCTCTGGCTTCTTTCATGGTCTCTATCCCATTGCCAGTGATTTCATGATTAATGATTACCAGTAGACATTTCAGAATCATGTGGTTGGATTCTTCATGCTCTTTAAGACGCTTATTATCATTATCAAGAAGTTCACTATGTCTGGCGACTGTTTTTTTCAAATCATCATTTGGCTTACGGATTTCCTTGATAATTTTAATTACACTCCATAGACCAGCAATCAATGTACAAAGCCACATAAGCTGACCTGATGTAATAGCGAACTCAGTCATTGAGATCCTCCTTAGAATCATCGGAATTACCTTCTACAAATGATTTGAACGCCTGATGAAAGCCTGTGGAAGCTAATCCCATCAAAGCCCCATACACGACATTTTCAATGGTCCAACCGCTGACAAAGCCATTCAGCACAGCCCCCATCACTGCCAGAATAGCCGGAATATCATCGTTCGGAATTTTGTTAAGAAATGTGGTATGTTTGATTATGTACCCTACAATAAGGCACGCCACCACTACCACTACTACAAAATATTTTGTTAATGCTGTAAAATCCATAATTATTCCTCCTTAATATTAAGAATAGATTCTATTTTAGACAGACGCTCTTCCTGTCTATCCAATTGTTCTTTTTGTAACTGAATTAATTTAAGCATTGCCGGAACAAGTTTTTTGGGGTCCCAATCAGCTACTCTTTTTTTCTCGTCATAACGAACTGCTTCTGGAAAATACTTTTCAACAAGTTCAGCATAGAAACCCGGTATAATACGTTCACAATCTTGATCCCCCTCTCGAAGATAACCTGGTTTGTATTTAAAGTAAACCGGACGCAAATTATAAAGTTTTTCTACATCCTGTTCGCCCATGAAGGAGTTGTGGATTTTAAAACGTTTTGAAGATCCGGACTTCTTAACTACAAAACAGCCTCCGTTCATAGTAGCTGCAGTCAAAACAAGATCCGTCCCAGATCCGCTCGATATGCCTTTGAATTGAACAGCTGCTGCTGCTGTTAGTTTTTTTTTAAAATATGCATTATTGGCATAATTATATGAATAAACTGTATTTGCATATATGTTATTTCCAGATAAAGCAGCATAATTCCTTGATTTTCCTGCTTCTGCAAACAGATTATCTATTCTAGTTTTTATGATACCTTTTTTTGCGTTAAGTTCTGTGTAGTATTCAGCAGATGGTGTAATTAAACCGTCTGTGGCGTTGCTGTCAGAATCTGAATCAAAATCACTAGCGTTTGCGTATAATTTCCCATTAATTCTGTCAGCAGTCCAACCGCAAAAAATACCACTATCAATATAACTGGCCTTCAAGTAGATTTTTCCGTCGCTTCCTTTATACATGAAGTCGGTATTCTGTTGCAACAAAAGCGCCCATATCTCAGCAGATGATAAATTAGAACCATCTTTACCATACGAACCTATAATGTGAGGAGTGGTAGTTTCGGTACTTCCATCAGTGTATGTGGTTTTTTGATATGTCCACAGATATCTTGAATTAGAGCTCGGTGCTGTGAAAGTTTCACTCCAACCTGAGGTGTATGTATAGATTCCATACGTACTATTGTTAGCTTGATAAAAGGTTTGTATTTTAGAAATACCTTTTCCATCTTTACCATTTGTGCCATTGGTTCCATCCTTACCATCATCACCTTTGATTTTAGCCCAAGTATAAGAACCCACAGATGTCGGGTCAGAGACATTGTAGTCAGTACAAGTCCCGATATACGCCCCAACAGTTTCACCGCTATTTGAAGTAAATGTCTTTCCTCCATCGTTGGAATACTTAACATGGAAATATGTAGTCTTACCATTTACACCATTAGTACCGGGGGTACCATTGGTTCCATCAAGGACTTCCTGAGTATGAGTTCCATTCTCGTCAACTATCGTGATTGTTGTTTTTCCATCCTTTTTCGTAACAGATACCGTTGGAGAAATTCCATCCTTACCATCATCACCTTTGATTTTAGCCCAAGTATAATCTTCTACTGAATCGGAATCTTCTTTCACAAAATCAGTATATGTTCCAAAGTAATCACCGACATCTTCTCCATTATTTGAAGTGAATGTTTTACCACCATCGTTTGAGTATTTTAAATGAAAATACGTAGTCTGTCCGTTTGTTCCGTTTGCTCCTGGTGTACCATTAGTACCGTCAAGAATTTTTTGGGTGTAAGTATGCGATCCATCTTTTGTAACAATCGTTACGACACCGTTTTCCTTGGTGACAGTGATTGTAGGAGACACTCCGTCTTTTCCTTCAATCTTAACCCAAGTGTAATCAGACACAATATTTGAATCTGCTTTTATATGGTCAGTATAAGTTCCGATATATGCTCCAGCTTTTTCGCCAGCATTATCGGTAAATGTCATTCCTCCATCGTCAGAATATTTAACATGGAAATAAGAAGTTTTACCGTCTTCTCCTTTCGGACCTGGTGTACCATTTACACCGTCAAGGACTTCCTGAGTATGAGTTCCGGTTTTATCGGTAATGGAAATTATCGTCTTGCCGTCCTTCTTTTTAACCGATACGACTGGCGATACCGCATTTTCTCCATCTTTACCATATCTTTGTTTGCATACAGTAAATCTCCTTTTAACTGTGGAATCATTGTATAAAGCAGTAAACTCGATATAACAATTATCCTCGGTTAAACCTGTTACAGTATATGTGAAAGTCTCAGCATCCCATTCTCCGATAATACCTTTTCTTAAAGTTGGCTGAATTGTAGCTTCTGCGGTGACATCATTATTTCCAGACATAATGGTTATGGTTGTCTGGCAATTCGGAAAGTCACCAACCACGTTACCATCTGAATCTGTAGCAATCCCCTGATATTCATTACTAAGCAGCATAAACACAGTGGATGCATCGGAAATTAATCCATTGATGGTCTCAGCAACATCTTTGTCACCAAGCATAAATGCGTTTGGATCAATGTAAACGTCACCAGTATTTTCATCGATCTTGAAAGTTTCTTTTCCGCTGTTATTAGTAGCCGTAAATCCTCTTGTATTAATCCATTTTGACTGAATACCGATAGCATAGAGAATATTCAGAACGGCATCTCCATTACTATCAAACCCCGCTTTCCATGTTTGTCCGCCATCCACAGATAAAAAGAAACCATCAATTCCATTTTTATAGATAATTTTTGATTCGCTTAACTTCGCCTTATCATGACGATACGCTATGATTGAACCGTCAGCAGCTTTCTCTTCTGTATAATAAAACCCTAAGGTGTTAGCTGCCAACTCATTCATTTGAGCGAGTTTTACATCATATGCATCTAATGATTGATCTACCGTCTCCCCTATCTCTTTTTTAGCGTCATCAACATCGCCAAGTCTTGCCGCTGGAGAAGACATGTTTCCGGTAACAACTGCCTCATGCCCGCCAACAACAACCATGACTCTTTCACCATCTTTGACGTTAACACTTGATGAGCAGGGCGTGAGAAGATCTGAACCGTCCAATTGAACATAGTTTTTATCGCCGTTTACTTTGATTGTTCCATAAAGCGTAGTATTTTGAGAAATGTGTCTATCGTCATTTGTCACTTTCGCAAAATCATCTATTATGACTTTTGATAATTCCACACGATCACCTCCATAGATTCTTGGTAAATATTGCCGTTTCTGTAACTTTGCATCCCGGTTTACATACAATAGATTGTTTTGTTATTTTGGCTTTTACTCCATTTATTCCTGCCCTTGAATAATTTAATCGAACACAATCGCCAAGTCTCACGGGACAATAACCATGAGCAAAAGTTACAGTGTACTCAATTGATGACAATTGATTAAGAAGATTCTTCGCGTAAATCTCTATCTGACCTTCTGTTGGTTCGCCGGCAAATTCAGGATTGGTGACTCTGTGCGTTATTTCTCGTCCTCTATTTACTGTTGATACAGGACTATTTGGATTGTCATTTACGACCCTTGTATAATAATTTTCTGTAGCACCTGAATATGAAACCTCAACGACATTCGGGATTCCATACATATCCCTATTTGTGCTAAGATCTGGATAAAGAATGGAACTATTATCGTCATTAAATTCCCATACCGGTTGTAAGCAATCGACGTCCTGATTAGGCATAAAAATAACACGACCTAATTCATCAAGACCAAAATGGTATTTAGCATTCGCCATCAGGTCATTGATGAATGTAAGCCATGTATCGTCCGTGTTAGCCACAAAATCAGAATATAATTTTTCATCTATTGATGTTTGAACAACAGGTGCTCTAACTCGTTCTCTGGTGAGTCTGTATGCATAGTCCATAATATTAGAATCTTTCATTATCGAATATCCCAGTGGCGGCAAATTCTCTTTTAGTTCTAATAAAGGTGTATATGCATCGATTGGAACCTTTGTATACTTGCCATCGAACTCTGTTTTCTGAGTCTGAACGAGAAAAGCTCCCATAGGGAACCTTTCTGTAATTCCATTTTGACGAGTAACAAGATAGGGTCTGATATAACATTCCCCAACTGAATCGCTTATATTAAATGTTGCAGAACCGAGCGTTTCAGCCTCCAAATCTCCATCAATTGCACCGTCAAGTATATTGTTGAGTTTCTTTTGGTCACGCCAAGTACCAGGGTCTACAATATAATATTCAAAAGATTGTTCCATTGATTTGGTCCAATCTGGCATATTAAATCCCTCCCTCAACTCTAGTTACTTTTATTGTAACTGGAACTACCCCATTTTGATGCTTTTTACTTACTGACACATTAACATGAGCCCAATAACCGCTTCCGCTTGATTCTCTGACATACACATCTCCTTGATACGCAGCCAATCTTCTCAAAGCATAAAGAGTCTCTACATCTCTACGCGGAACATCAGTATTCCAACTTGCAGTTTGTCCGACCTGAGTCCCATAGTAGCTCACTGGATGTTTTCGACCTATGTATTCGACAAGTGATACATCTGAATCGCTATCGTCTGACACGTCTACATTATATGGTAGCCTCACCATTGAACCAGACCAAGGACGTTCAGCATACGTGTCATTTTCATTTATTTCAGATGTGATATAGTTCTGCCACTGCTCTTCCCACTGGATGATAATTCCAGATTCGTTGATGGGATAGCCCGGCATATCGTAATAACTGATAGCCCCAGTTGATTTAGATTTAGCCACAACACGATATCGTCCGAAATCCAACGCAGGGTGTGGATCAGTAACAAACCGGTTCGATGAATTTTCAAGGTCGGATGCAATTTCAACAAACTCTCCATCAAATTGTCTTCTATATACGGCAAGAGTAACGTCGCTCACAGGATTATTATTTTCATCAAGGCAATATGGTCTGATAAGAAATGAATATGTCTCTGGACTGTATGCCATCTCAGCATTAACCGAATAGGTCATTTCGGTCCACGCTACTGTGAAATCTTCATTTCTCTCTGCCGATAATCCTGAATCCATGGCAACCGAACAGATAACTCGATAACTAACATTATTCTGGAGATCAATGTTCCCAGCATGTAATTCAAGTAACAGTTCTCCGCTAGTGTCATAATATCGTGAAAATATCTCCTGACCTTTAGCGACAACGATCGCCATACCAGTTTCGTCAACCGTATTATATCCTTCCAAAGCCACTACTGATACGTGGTATCCAAGAACTTTCTGAGTGCTCGGACCACCTATTCCTTTAATATAGAAAGGAAATGACGTAATAGTAGAAATATCACTTCCGGAAGAATCTGTCACATTGAGTTGTAACGTGGCGGGCGCATAAATGTTTACAACTCTCTGGACAGACCATTCTCCGTAATTTCCAGTAATGCCCATAGTTCGAACACGCCATTTTAGAGTGGTTCCTTCACTCCATTTTGACGTATTTATCTTCTTACTTTTAGTCTTATCTTTGTCGTCGCCGGTTGCTGTATTCACGATGGTTTCAGTTGTGATAGTTCCATCGACATTCAACTCAAGTTCCGCCTGCTTCTCCGAAGAGCCATCTGTAGCATTGTGTACCCAATAAAGAACAAGCTCCTCACCAACTATAGCCGTCGTAGTCGATGACCATGTTGTCGGAGCTGTTGGATCTTTACCAAGGGTTATTGATTTGATACTGCTCCAAGGAGAATTTCCTTGATCATTTGTAGCTCTGACTCTGAAGAAATATGTCTGTCCTAACTCAAGACCAGTTACTTCAGCATGACTGATATTCGACGGAACGGTTTGGCTTTTGACTTCGTTAGGGTTACTGTCAAAATATCCCTGTCTCGTAGTATATTGAATTTCATACCCCGTACAATTTTTAACACCAGTCCAATCGACCAGTACACCTGTTTCTGAAAAAGCTTCGAGACGAGTAATCTCACCAACTCCAGTCGGAACAGTACCTTCATTTCCGGAATATTCAGACCAACCACTATATTGACTTCCCTTCCAAGCTCGACATTTAACCTTATATGTCCCGCCAGCATCAATCGTACAAGTCATCGACGCAGCATTTTTATTCACTTTTGTTTTTACTGAGTAGAATTTTGTTTTATCATTCTTTACAACATACCATTCGATTTGCTCAGTATCTGAGTTAACATTAGCAAGTGATGCCGTAAGTTTATATTTATCACTAATTGTGACTGACGGAGCCGACGGAGCTGTTGGTGGATTATTTTTGAAATTATACTCTCTCAGAGTAGTCCACTTAGCAGTCCAATACGCAGCGGTATAATTTCCTATCTTACGACTGTCGGCTATAGGAAGTATTTTTACTTTTACCTTTGTCGCATTGGATGGTGCGTTATATGAAGAATATTTATTTGTTACTCTGGCATCACTGCCAACAAAAGATGTTCCTTGACCTGTGAAATAATACCAAACAACACGAAATTCTTTTGTGTGTAGCTGATTCCACGTCCATTTTATAAATACGTTTCGGGTTGTACCTTTCTCAAGCCCAAATTCAGTGATTTGAACTTGGGCGCTGAGATTGGTTGTATATTCAGAGCCATCAGTAAAAACATCATTTAGTGAAGATGAACCAGATGTGCCGTCTGAAAACTGAGACATGACTATCTCCTCCTCTCTATCTTAGCTGCTCTTACCAATGTTTCGATAGCTTCTGAAACAGCACTGCCATTATCATAAGTAATTCCAGAAATGTTATTATAAGTATTTCCGGCATTACCGATACTCTTTTTAAGTCCATTAATGGCATTTACCACATCTTCATTATTTCCATTTTGACGATTATCCATCATTCCGGAAATAGCTCGGATGTTTGTCATCGGTGTTACTGACGGATTATTGAACATACTTGTGATTCTGGCAGCTCCGGTTTGAATATCGGTTAAATCAACTACCGGCGTGATTACAGGAGCTACATCAACTGTGGAATCAAATATATCTTCAGCTGACTGCATAGCTTCGGATACGGAATCCACTATGCCAGTACCAAGTTTCTTACCGGCACTGAATACTTTTGTGGCAATATCACGACAACCATTTATCATACCCTCGCCAAGCCAAATACCGGATTGATATGTAGCTTTGGATGGTGAATGTGATTGCTGACCGGCACGCTCGCCTCTGACCGCAGCTTGTCCTAAAGCAAAGCCAGCGTTATAAGCCGACTGTTGCATTGATAACACACCATAGACTAAACCTAAACCGAGATTTCTTCCGTTATTATTCATATAAGAATATGCCGGATTAAGAGCTCCGTTTGCAGATGCTATAGCAACCTGAGAAGCAATATTCTTAACATGTTCTTTCTGAGCCGCCATTCCAACAGCAAGCATACTGATCAACGCCACACCCGTTTTCTTGAAGTTTTCGTTTCTATCGGTAATTGTTTTCTGCACATCGTTAACTATATTGCTCATTGCTGATATAGCTTTAGACCTTCTCATGGTCATTCCGCTGCTCAATGCCTCAACAATACTTAAACCATTCGTCGAAAATGTTTTAGCCGATTCGTTTAGCGTATTCTTAATACTACCGAGTTCAACTTCACCAAGTTTACTCACAGCCTCTTTAAAACTCGTGATGCCGGTCGTATTAATATCTTTCAGACTTGAAATGAATGTTTTTAATCTGAATCCTATCGAAATAGAATTAGATATGCTATCCATATTGGTATTAGATACATCATCACTGTAATCTTTTATCGTTTCACCGATATCCTCAAAATCCTTGAACGTCTTAATTCCGCTTTCGATATTGGATGAGTTGCCGTATATACTATTGGCCAGTGATACCATTCGTTTAGCTTGAGATACTGATGCGCTAACTTTAGTAAAGTCTATGTCTGCAACATTAGCATTGTAAACAAGCAACCCCTGACCAAAGGCACTGATATCACTACCAAAATCATCAAGCTGCATAACTCCGTCGAACCATTCGTCTTTCGGTAATGCTTTCTGCAGTTCGGTCATCATAGTACCTATGTTTTTAGCATTGGATACAGCTTCTGTATCAATTGCGTTTTCACCCGTAATAGCTTTAGACATAGCACTTATAGCTTCGCCGAATTTCTGTGCCTGCTCTCCAAATTTTCCGAGATTCTTATTTTCCGTAAATAAACTAAGAATCGCTCCCGGATCTTTTGGTAAATTATCTTTTAATGCTGACAGTAAATTACCAGCATTTACAGCGTTTTGTGTAGCATTCACATCAATTGCATTTTCGCCTGTGATAGCCTTCGACATAGCACTAAGAGCTTTGCCAAATGCTTCTGCCTGTTTACCAAATTCACCAAGATCCTTGCTGAATACAAATTT